CTTTGCCTTGCGCGTGGTTGGTGTTGTTCCTGAGACTGCCGTGGTTACTTCTGCAACTGGTTCGTCTTCTTCAACTACCATTACCTTGACTGGTACTGGCTTACCAAACGCTTTGGTTGTTGGTACCGATGTGGCTTATGTGGCCGCTAATGGTCAACTGATTGAGACTGGCTCGTTTGTGTCTGTGGCTGCGGCTACTGGTGCAACAACAGTGACTATCAATGCTGCGATTGCAGTCCCCGGCAGTGTTGTCGCTATCCCTAGCGCATCCACTATTATTTTCACCCAGTATCCAGAACTGAAAGTCAAATTGAATTTTGGCGCTCATTCTTACTACACTGCCACTGCGGTCTAAGGAGCTAAATCATGGCTATTTCACGCGCACAACTACTTAAAGAACTTCTCCCCGGCCTGAACGCTTTGTTTGGTCTGGAATACGCAAAATATGGTGAGGAGCATAAAGAGATTTATGAAACCGAAACCTCTGAGCGTAGCTTTGAAGAAGAAACGAAACTGTCTGGTTTCTCTGCTGCCCCCGTTAAAAACGAGGGTTCTGCCATTGCTTATGACAATGCGCAAGAAGCATGGACTGCCCGATACAACCACGAAACCATTGCTTTGGGCTTCTCCCTGACGGAAGAGGCAATCGAAGACAACTTGTATGACTCGTTGTCCGCTCGGTACACCAAAGCTCTGGCTCGTGCTATGGCTTACACCAAGCAAGTTAAAGCTGCTGCTGTTCTAAACAACGGCTTCAGCAATGCCTACGCTGGTGGTGATGGTGTCGCTTTGTTTAGCGCATCGCATCCGCTGGTTTCTGGTGGCACCAACAGCAACATTCCTTCTACCCCTGCCGACCTGAATGAGACTTCTCTTGAGAACGCCGTTATTCAGATTAGCTTGTGGACAGATGAGCGCGGTCTGCTGATCGCTGCTAAGCCTAAGAAGTTGGTTGTTCCGCCCGCGTTGCAGTTCACGGCAACTCGTTTGCTGGAGACTGAACTGCGCGTGTCTACTGCTGACAACGACATCAACGCATTGAAGAACAATGGTTCCATCCCCGATGGCTACACCATTAACCACTTCCTGACTGACACAAACGGCTGGTACTTGACCACCGATGTGCCTAATGGTATGAAGCACTTTGTGCGTTCGCCACTGGCTCAGTCAATGGATGGTGACTTTGACACGGGCAACGTCCGCTACAAGTCCCGTGAGCGTTACAGCTTCGGCTGGTCTGATCCTCTGGGCATGTACGGCTCTGCCGGTGCTTAATATTTCTTAGGAAATATATGGAGAAGGGGGCTTGCGCCCCCTTTTCTTTTGGTGTATATTGACTCCAATCCGGGGTTATCCGGTGTTCTGACAGTCCCGGCTGACGACATGCAGACAGAACACCCCCACTTGCATGTAAGGAAATTGCCATGGCAAATACTACTTTTAACGGCCCAGTTCGTTCGCAAAATGGTTTTCAATCCGTTTCTATTGACGCAACTACTGGTGCAGTCACTACCACGGCGACTCTTGGTGTTACTACCAGCGTCACCAATCTGACGACTTCAAATTTGGTTTTTACTGACCAGAATCATCCAAGCACCGCTGCAATTAACGCAACGGCTACGGCCACCGCAGCACAGGTTGCTACTGGCTACATCACCTCAACTTCTGTTGGAACAGTCACCATCACTTTGCCCACTGGCACTTTGCTTGGCGCAGCCTTGGGCGCTGCTGCTGGCACCACAATGGACTTGTACATCGACAACACTGCTGGCGCATCAACTGTGACCGTTGCTGTAGCTACAAATGGCATCTTGTCTGCCGCTGCCGCCGCTGGTTCTGGCGCTGGTGCTGGTCTGTTGACCGTGCCTTCTGGCGTAACAGGCGTTGGCTGTTTCCGCATTATGTTCTCTAGCGCCACTGCATACGTGTTCTCTCGTATTGCTTAATTGATCTTGGGGGCTTCGGCCCCCGTTTAAAAGGAGATTGATTATGATGCAAACAGACGTAAAGGCGGCGCATCTAAGCGCGGCGGGTTCGTTTATAGCGGGACGTACACGGCTCAAAGGTATTGTAGTAAGCCCCAAAGTAACTACAGCAGCAACATTTGAAATTCGTGATGGCAGCGCCACCGCCCCTGTGTTGTTTACGATGGACATTGCCAGCGTTGCTACCCCGGTAAACTTCAACATCACGATACCCGGTGAAGGTATTTTGGCAACTACAGGACTGTACCTAACAACTAGCGTAGGGACTGTTGTGGGTATTGAAGTGTTTTATGGCTAGTCCCGCATGGACGCGCAAAGAGGGCAAATCCGAAAAGGGCGGCTTGAACGCCAAGGGTCGAGCCTCTTACAACGCAGCAAATCCGGGGAAGCCGGGTCTGAAAGCTCCACAACCCGAGGGCGGCAGCAGGCGCGACTCTTTCTGCGCCCGTATGAAAGGGATGAAATCGAAGCTCACGAGCGCCAAAACGGCAAACGATCCGGACTCGCGTATCAATAAGAGCCTGCGGGCGTGGAACTGTTAAATGCCAAGCTCCAGCAAAAAACAACATAACTTTATGGAGGCGATAGCTCATAGCCCGAGCTTTGCCAAAAAAGTAGGAGTTCCACAGTCCGTGGGACAAGATTTCAGCAAAGCCGACAAAGGCAAAACTTTTAAAGAAGGTGGTAACACTATGGCTACGAAAATGGACCCCCGCGTAATGGCAATGATAGCAGCTAAAGCCCGTGGTATGGGCGCTCGTCCTCCTATGGCTCCTTCCGGTGGTGATATGCCCCCTATGGGCATGAAAAAAGGTGGCATGGCTAAAGGTGGCATGGCTGCATTTGAAAAATCCGGCAAAGATGTCGAGAAAAAGGGCATGAAAGAAGGCTCCAAAGCTGACATGGCACTGGATAAAAAACAAATGGCGGGTATGAAAAAAGGCGGCATGGCTGGAGGCGGTACATTCCGTGCATCCGCTAACGGAATTGCGTCCAAAGGTAAGACCAAAGGCACGCAGATTAAGATGAACAAGGGCGGCAAAGCCTGTTAAAGGGTATATCATGGCTAAAAAAGTACGCAGGTTTAATGGCGAAGACGATTCATACGTAGAAGGCACAGCAACGTCTTTACGTGATGATACTGAAGATCAACTTCGCCAAGATCAAATGAAACGTGCGGCGCAATTGGCAAATGATCCAGAGGCAATGGGGGAAGGAAATCCTAAATACAATATGGATGAGTTTAAGGCTTATCAACAAGAAAGCCCATCAAAAGACCCATTTGCAGAAGCAGCCCCGGCAAAAGCAGCCCCGGCAGCGCCAAAAGCTAAACCCCCAATAGTCACCCTGCAACAATTAAATGCGTTTAAAAAAGAGTTTGGTGCTGACAAAGATTTAACAGACTACATGAATGCCCAGAAAGGGCTGACAAGGCGTGGGGGCGCAACCGCAATGCCCAGCAATGCAAATGCTGCGCCAGCTACTCCCATGTCTACAGACCCGTCGCAACGGATAAAACTAAAATACCAGTCATTGCAGGATCGGGCTGAAGAGTACGCCATGAAAAACAAGGCGGCTGGCATGGGTATGTATGGAACTAAAAAATCGGAGCCTGCAACAGGCACTCCTAAACGCAGTAAAAATCTTACTGATATGTTGGGTCTAAGTAGCAATTATGCGTCTGGTGGTAAAGTCCGTTCAGCATCGTCTCGCGCAGATGGCATTGCTATTCGCGGAAAAACAAGGGCTTAATCATGATGCCAAGCCGGGGAATGGGGGCGATTCGCGCCAGCAAAATGCCCGGTGGGGAAAAGAAATCCCGCCGGGATAATACTGACTTTACGCAGTACAAAGAAGGCGGGGCGGTAAAATCCAAGGTAAATGAAGCTGGCAATTACACCAAACCTAGCCTTCGCAAACGGATTTTTAACAGCAGGGTATAGATAATGGCTAAGACTACCGGCACCTCAGCCTTTAACCTTGACATGAACGACCTCATTGAAGAGGCGTTTGAACGTTGTGGTCAAGAACTTCGCACGGGGTACAACTTCCGTACTGCGCGGCGTTCGTTGAACTTGCTGACAATTGAGTGGGCTAACCGTGGTCTGAACTTCTGGACTGTTGAACAGGGCCAGATTCCAATGGTGACGGGTCAGGCTATCTACCCCATGCCTGTGGACACAATCAACCTCCTAGACACCGTTATTCGCCAAAGTAACGGCACGTCCAACCAGATCGACATCAACATCAGCGATATTTCTGAATCTACGTACATGAGCCTGCCAAACAAGTTGGCACAAGGTCGCCCAATCCAAGTTTGGTACAACCGCCAGTCAGGGCAAGAAAACTTGTCTACGGCTACCCTTAACGGGACTATTACATCTACGGCCACCACAATTACGGTGTCTAACGTAGCCAGTTTGACTACAGCAGGGTTCATAAAAATTGACAACGAAACGATCAGTTACCCCAACGTAGACCCCGTGAACAATCAGTTGATTAACTGCGCTCGTGGGCAAAACGGCACAACCGCTGCGGCACATACCACTGGTGCGGCTATAACGGTGCAAAACTTGCCTGCTATTAACGTATGGCCTACACCTAATGCCCCCGGTAACCAGTACATGTTTGTGTACTACCGCATGCGCCGTATTCAAGATGCCGGTACGGGCGTAACCGTGCAAGATATTCCGTTCCGTTTTATCCCATGCATGGTGGCAGGGCTGGCCTATTTGTTGAGCATGAAGCTGCCCAATGCCGACCCAACCCGCACAATGGCGCTCAAGGCCGACTACGAACAGCAATGGAGTTTGGCGGAAGCAGAAGACCGGGAAACCGCGCCTTTAAGGTTTGTGCCAAGGAACCTTTTCTATGCTTGAGGTGACTTATGCCTAATAGGTTCGCATCAGGTAAGCATGCGATTGCCGAGTGTGATCGGTGTGCACAGCGATTTATGCTCAAGGTGTTGCGTACACAAACGGTAAAGACAAAGCCGTTTAAAATCAAGGTTTGCAAGGCATGTTGGGATCCAGATCAGCCGCAATTGCAGTTGGGTATGTACCCAGTCAATGATCCCCAAGCGGTGCGTGAGCCTCGCCCTGACGTGAGCTACCAAGTCTCTGGTCAAAGTGGGTTGCAGATTTTGCTAACGGACAGCACTACACAGGATGGGTTTGGTTACCCAGAGCAGGGCAGTCGGGTCTTTGAATGGGGCTGGAGTCCTGTTGGTGGAGCAAGCGGGTTTGACATGCTTTTAACGCCAAATAGCTTGGTGATAGCGGTAGAACTTGGTACAGTTACGGTTACAACGACATAAGGAGTCGATCATGGCTACAGAAGATATGAAATCGGATACGGCGCAAGACAAGGCAATGATTAAAAAAGCCTTTAAGCAGCACGATGCCCAAGAACATAAAGGCGGTAAAGGCACTTCGCTAAAATTGGCAAAAGGCGGCAAAACAAACGCTCAGATGAAGTCTTTGGGCCGGGGTCTGGCTAAAGTTGCCAACCAGAAAAAGAAAGGTTGATATGGCTACTTTTAGTAAAAAAGTTATGGGCAAAGAAGTTGGCAATGCCAGCGTTTACGCCAAGCCACATACAGGCTCCTTGGATGGCGTAGATATCAGCAACAGTGGCTATAGCACCCGTAAGGGTAGTAATGCCAATGATGTGAACATGTCTGTTGGCAATATCTATCGTGAAGCACCTCTTGGCCCAAAGATAGCAGGTATCAAAACCCGTGGTAATGGCTGCGCTACTAAAGGCGTGATGGCCCGAGGCCCAATGGCTTGATATGAACTATACGCAACTGTTCAGTACTATTCAGTCCTATACGGAAAATAATTTTCCGGACATTACCCTTTCCGATGGGTCAATAGAGACGACTAAAGAACAGATTGACCGGTTTATTCAACAAGCTGAACAGCGCATCTATAACTCGGTGCAGTTCCCATCAATTCGCAAGAACATGGTGGGTAACGTTCAAAGCGGCAACAAGTACCTCAAAGCCCCCGACGACTTCCTTGCCGTCTACTCGATGGCGGTGATTACGGGTTACGGGACAGCCGCTGAAACTTACGAGTTCTTGTTGAACAAGGATGTGAACTACATCCGAGAAGCGTACCCCACACCCGCAGATACTGGGTTGCCAAAACATTACGCTCTATTTGGCCCTGCAATTGTAGGCAGTGCGATTACCAATGAGTTGACGTTCATACTCGGCCCCACCCCTGATGCGGTCTACACCATCGAGTTGCATTTCTACTACTACCCTGAGTCGATTACGACTGCTTTAACTTCATGGCTTGGTGATAATTTTGATACGGTGCTCCTGTACGGATCGCTGGTAGAAGCGTACTCATTTATGAAGGGTGAAGCTGATATGCTGGCCTTGTACGATGGTAAGTACAAAGAGGCGCTGGCTTTGGCTAAACGCCTTGGCGACGGCATGGAGAGACAGGATGCCTACCGTTCTGGACAATATAGACAGGCGGTGACCTAATGGCTTTTACCGGAAACTTTTCCTGCAATACATTGCGGTCTGGGTTGGCAAATAATACGTTGAATTTTTCAACTGATACGTTTCGTTTGGCGTTGTACACGAACGCAGCAACATTGAACCAACTTACGACGGCTTATACATCAGACGGTGAAACTTCTGGTGGTAACTACGTGGCTGGGGGGCAGATAGTAACGGCTACGGTTAATACCGCGCTTAGTTCAAATGGCAGTACTATTTACGTTAACTTCTCTAGCCCAGCTTGGACTGGTGCAATCACTGCGCGTGGGGCTTTGATCTATAAAGCCGGTGCAAATGGCGCGGTCTGCGTTCTGGACTTTGGGAATAACGTGATATCAACGACTACGTTTACCGTCACTATGCCAGCCAACACCAGCACGGCGGCACTCATTAGGCTTGTTTAAGGAGAAAATATGGCATTGGTTACAACCACCAAAGGCGAAATGGACGATTCCTTGCTTGAGAAAAAAGAAGGTTCCGTCGATAATGACAATGAGTACACCACATGGGTGGAGTACTGGTTAAATGGCGAACTTGTGCACCGCTCTGCCCATGTTCAGTTGAAAAAAGCCGTAATGTTTTCGGCTGAAGCAGCATCTTTTAGTTAAGGAACTATCATGGCAAACACACAGGCGATGTCAACCTCGTTCATGGGTAAACTCATGACGGGTACACACAATTTTGGTACGGGTGTAATCCGTGCCGGTACGGGCGCGGATACTTATTACGGGGCTTTGCTGCTGGCAAGCGGCACATTCAACGCTTCGTCTTCTAACTACACCGGTACTGTTGGCTCGGTTACTATGTCAGGCGAAGTGTCTGGTACGGGCTATACCGCTGGTGGTGTGGCAATTACCAATGCAACTCCTCCGACTGCTACCAACTCTTCGGTCACTGCGGGTGTGGCTTTTTGGACACCTTCGGCAAGCATTACTTATACAACGGTAACGTTGGCTACTGCATTTGATGCGGTCATGGTCTACAACTTTACCCAAGGTTCTGCCGGTGCTTACCCTGCCGTGAGTATCCACACGTTTGGTTCACAGACTATTACTGCTGGTACGTTCACGCTGACCATGCCTTCTAATACGACTACAACTGCCTTGATTCGTCTGGCTACAACCTAATAGGATCGGCGGGGTAACCTGCCGAAGTAGCCATGTTTGGTATCTCCGCATTTGCCGAAGCGCCGTTCGCCTCGCTTGCGGGGCAGACGGTAGTAGTTGCCCTTACCGGCGTCCAAGCATCGGGCACGGTAGGGACAGTTGTTTATACCCCGCTTGTAATAGCGAGTTTAACTGGGGTTCAAGCTACTGGGGCGGTAGGGACGGTATCGGTTGCTGGTAGAAGTTTTGCACTTACAGGGGTTCAAGCTACCGGGGCGGTTGGTACAGTTACAAATGGAATAGCAAAGGCGTTAACCGGGGTTGAAGCTACTGGCTCGGTTGGTACAGTATCGGTTGCAGCAAGAAGCATTGCGCTCACAGGGGCTGCGGCTACTGGGGCGGTAGGAAATATTACTTTTAGCCCAACACTTGCTGGAGTTGCAGCTTCTGGAGCGGTTGGCACTGTAGTTCTTGCGGATCGTCAAATTGCCCTAACCGGGGTTGCGGCTACTGGGGCTGTAGGAGATGTTACTGAGACAAATAGCCCAACTGAGAGCGGTGTTCAAGCTACTGGTGCGGTTGGATCGGTAGGGGCAAACCTAGCGGTTGCAATAACCGGAGTGCAAGCTAGGGGCAACGTTGGAAACGTAGACGATTTTTATTGGTCGCTAATAGATGACAACGAAGTTCCAAACTGGCAGAATGTGAACAATTCACAAACACCAAACTGGGCGGATGTAGAGATGGTTGTGTAAGGACTAAATATGGCACTAGTTTTAGCAGACCGCGTAAAGGAAACCACCACAACGGCTGGTACGGGCACGATCACGCTTGCTGGCGCGACTACGGGCTTTCAATCTTTTGCTGTTATTGGTAATGGTAATACCACCTACTATGCTATTGTTGCGCAGGTTGGGAATGAGTGGGAGGTTGGAGTTGGTACATATACTTCCTCTGGTACAACGCTGGCACGTACTACAGTTTTGTCCAATAGTTCCGGTACTCAACCAACCGCTCTAACGTTTTCTTCTGGAACAAAAGACGTATTTGTAACTTACCCAGCCTCTTACAGCGTTAATTCAACTAATGTGGGGACATCCGGCCAGCTACTGACCTCTAACGGTACAGGAGTACCCCCCACATATCAAACAAGCACGGCTGCGTCTAAGTCCTATGCCCAAGCAATGCGGATAATGAGCATCTAAGGAATAACATGGCAGTAACTAATTTTTCCCCCTTACTTGGTCTTGCCTTACCGACTACCGGAGATTTGTCCGGTACATGGGGGGTTACGGTTAACGATGCCATAACTAGCCTGATTGATTCGGCGGTTGCAGGAACCACGACCCTTAGCGCAAACGCTGATGTAACGCTCTCCACCACAAACGGCGCTGCTAACCAAGCTCGTAATGCGGTCATCCTATGGACTGCCAGTAACGGCGCTACAACCCGAAACATCACGGCCCCCGCGCAGAGCAAAGCCTACGTGGTTATTAATGCGGGTACTGGCTCTATTGTGGTTCGTGGTTCTGGCCCAACGGCTGGCGTAACTATTCCCTCTGGCGCTCGTGCTTTAGTTGCTTGGAATGGTTCTGATTTTGTAAAAATTGTCAGTAACCCAGTTATTCTTACTACTGATGTTTCTGGAATTCTCCCCATAGCAAACGGGGGTACAGGAACATCCTCTACAACTTTTACTAATTTAACTACTAATGTTACGGGCCTTCTACCTGTAGCAAATGGCGGTTCGGGTACAGCCACTCCAAGTTTGGTGCAAGGAGCAAATGTTACTATTACTGGAACGTGGCCCAATCAGACCATAGCAGCTTCAACCCCCAGTTCTGGTATCACTGCGGGGCAGTCTATTTCTTACGCTTTAGTATTTGGTTTCTAAGGAACAATCATGGCAAATCCCAATATAGTAGCCGTCACCGCAATCTACGGCACAACGACCTACTTCACACCGTCAGGCACAACTGCTGTTGTCCTACTTCAAAACGCGGCGGCTTCTGGCACGGTGATGAAGATCAACCAGATCGTAGTGGCTAACACCACGGCTTCAGCAGCTAATGCCACTGTGGCTATATACACCAACGGCGCTGTGGCTCAAGGCTCCGCTCCTTCGGGCGGTACGGCGTACCCAGTCATATCGGCGGTGTCTGTGCCAGCAAATGCTTCCCTGATTGCCGTGGACAAAACAACCGCCATCTACTTGATGGAAGGCACGTCAATCTCCATAACTTCTGGTACTGCAAGCGCGTTGACCTACACAATCTCGTATGAGTTGATTTCCTAAACGGGGTAGCACCATGTCGATGCGCTATCAAGCTGGTATTGTCTTGCCGGGGTACAACGCCCTGAAGGTTGCTAACGCCCCTACGATTGGCACGGCTACGGGTGGGAATTCCTCCGCTTCTGTAACTTTTACCGCCCCTGCTGATGTTGGTGGCGGGGCTATTACTGGGTACTCTGTTGTCTCAACTCCAAGCGGTATTATTGGCACGGGCGCATCTTCTCCCGTTACTGTAAGCGGCTTATCCAACGGAACGGCGTACACATTTAAAGTGTTTGCAACTAATGCTTACGGCCCAAGTCCTTTAAGTTCTGCATCAGGTAGCGTTACCCCCAATCTTACAGTCCCCGGTGCGCCTACAATTGGCACTGCGACCTCTACAGGCGCAACAACGGCGACTGTTTCTTACACAGCGCCAGCAAGTGATGGCGGTTCTACAATTACGTCTTATACAGCCACCTCAAGCCCAAGTGGAATTACTGGCACATTGAGCCAAGCAGGGTCTGGAACAATTACGGTCACAGGACTAACTGGCGGGACATCTTATACGTTCACGGTCACGGCTACCAATGCAATTGGAACAAGCGCAGCTAGTGCGGCAAGTAACTCAATAACCACGCTTCCAACTATAGGTCAGGCCTATGCAGGGGGTTATTTTGCTGGTCAAATTTCTACCGCCGGTAATAGCATTGCTGACTATAACTTGGTTGTTGGGCCAGTAGCTTCAGCACAAAACAGCAGCAAACAATATAAAACATCAAACTCAGCTACAACTGGAACATCCTCGCTTATTGACGGCCCTGCCAACAGCACGGCAATGAATAATTCTAGTCATCCAGCAGCACAGTTTTGCAAAGGTTTGACTGTTGGCGGTTTTAGTGACTGGTACTCCCCTGCCAAAAATGAACTTGATGTTTGCTACTTTAATTTAAAACCAACCGCAGCTTCCAACAACACTAGCTCTGGAATAAATGCAAATGCCGTTCCAGCCAGAACCAGTACTTACACTTCTGGCAATCCAGCACAAACTACTGCAACGATTTTTCAAGATAGTAATTCACAAGCATTTGCTTCATCTGGCCCATTTTACTGGTCTAGTACCCAATTTACACCTTATACAGATCGCGCTTGGAGACAGGGTTTTTCATACGGAAACGTATATGACCCTTATAAAACCAATTCACATTATATTCGCGCCATTCGCAGAGTAGCAGTCTAAGGAAACGTATGCCTAATTTTTCTGGAATCTGGACAGTCACTCAGCAGATGCAAGCTAAGGGTCAAAACATTTGGCCTGACCCACCACTTGTAATTGGGCAGGTATATGGTGGTGGTTATTTTGCTGGTCAAATTTCTACAGCGGGTAATGGCATAGCGGACTACAACTTAGTTATAGGGCCAGTAGCCTCTGCACAAAATGCCAGCAAGCAATGGAAAATAGTAAACACATCAACCCCTGGAACAAGTTCCTTAATTAACGGCCCCGCCAACAGCGCGGCAATGAATAACGTAACTAATCCTGCTGGAGCATTCTGTAAAGCGGTAACTACTGGTGGTTTTAACGATTGGTATATGCCCGCTTTAAACGAGTTGGATGTCTGCTACTTTAATTTAAAGCCAACAACTGGGGCTAATAACACTAGTTTTGGAATAAATGCAAATGCTGTCCCTGCTAGAGCAAGTAACTACACTTCTGGTAATCCAGCCCAAACATCAGCCGCTGCCTTTGTGACATCTACGGGCGCAGAAGCATTTACTTCTTACTATTATTGGTCAAGTACAGAAAACTCCGCAACATACGGTTGGTTTGAGAGTTTTGGTAGCGGTGGTCAAAGCGGATACTATAAGACCTACGCTGTCAATGTTCGTGCCATCCGCAGAGTTGCAGTCTAAGGAACAGCCATGAGTATTAAACAGTTCCCCGGCGGCATCATCACCCAGAACCCAACAGCCCCGACAACCTCGTCAGCTAAAGGTATCTGGACGCTTGACCAAGCAACAAACTATGTGAAGCAAGGCATCTGGCCCAGAAGCCCCGGCGCACCTACGATTGGGACTGCTACTGCTGGGCTAGGCTCTGCAACAGTGACATACACTGCGCCTACAGACCTTGGTACGGGGACTGTTACGTACACTGCAACATCAACCCCCGGAAGTTTGACAGGAACAGGTGCGTCTCCTATTACGATTAGCGGTTTAAGCGGGGGTACGGCTTACACTTTCAAAGTTACCGCTGCTACGCCGGGCGGTACAGGGCCAGCAAGTGCGGCATCAAACAGTGCAAGTCCTTTGGCTATTGGTGATGCTTATGGCGGCGGCTTTTATGCTGGTCAAATTTCTACCGCTGGTAATAGCATTGCTGATTACAACTTAATAGTTGGCCCTGTTGCTTCTGCTCAAAATACGTCTAAAAAATGGAAAACTACAACTACATTAACTTCTGGTACAAGTTCGGTCATTGACGGGCCTACAAACAGCGCAAATATGAACAACGCTAGTCACCCTGCGGCACAGTTTTGTGAAGCGGTTTCTACTGGCGGCTTTTCAGACTGGTATATGCCAGCAAAGAATGAACTTGAAGTCTGCTACTACAACCTGAAACCTACTACTGCAAGTAACAGCACCTCATACGGCGTAAACGCCAACGCAGTCCCTGCTCGGGCCAGTAACTACACAACAGGAACGCCAGCACAAACTTCTGCTACAGCTTTTCAATCTGGAGGTGCAGAACAATTTGTTATTAATTTTTATTATTGGTCTAGTACGCAGGCTTCTGATTATTTTGCGTGTAGTCAATATTTTGTTACTGGGGGTCAATTTAATTACAACAAAACCTATAACACTGCCGTTAGAGCCATCCGCAGAGTAGCAGTTTAATTTAAAGGAGCACCACAATGTATATTTGCATCACCGAAGTAGACGCAGTAACCAAAATAGTCTGCACAGCCGAACCCCAGCGCACTGGCCCATCTATGCCTGATGTCAAGGGTTATAAACACATTTGGCACGACAGTTCTACATGGCCTGTAGCAACAGCGTCTGATGGCACATACCTCCGTGCGCCAAGATACTACGGCACTTGCGATGACGATGCTGACACGACCATTGCTGGCGTTCTGCAAGTCTTGACCGAGGCAGAGTTCAACGCAGCCAAGGTCACTGAGCATGAAGCCCGTAAGCCTTATCCGTCTTGGGTTGGCTACTTGGACACAATGACTTGGGCTGCGCCTGTCGCAAGGCCAGCAGATGCCGTGATGAACGGCGGCAACGTGCGATACCAATGGGATGAAGCCACGGTTAGCTGGATTCCACAGGCATGAAAGAGTTCTTCTTCATCTCTGGTTTGCCACGGTCAGGCTCGACCCTGCTGTCGGCTATCCTGCGCCAGAACCCTGAGTTCTACGCTGACATCTCATCCCCCGTGCAAGGCTTGGTCACCTCGACCATCAACGTCATCACGGGCAGTGAGAGCAACCACCTGATAGATGAAGATCGCCGCAAGCAGATACTCAAAGACGTAATCAACGCTTACTACAAAGCCGTCACGCCGAACACGGTGTTTGACACCAGCCGGGGCTGGACAGCCAAGACATCACTGCTGAAAGACCTCTATCCACAAACCAAGATCATCTGCTGTGTGCGTGACTTGCCGTGGATTCTGGACAGCTTTGAGCGTATCTCGGCTAAGAACTCTTTGTATGGTGCGGCACTAACAGACGATGAAGCTAGGCAGACAGTCACAACCCGGTGCGATGCCCTGATGGATGTGAAGAAAGAGGGCCAAGTGGTCAAGCCCTATTACTTCTTGGAAGAGGGTCTACTGCTGAACCCCGACATGATCATGCTGGTGGAGTACGAGATGCTTTGCAAACAGCCTCAAAGCGTGATGCGTGAGTTGTATCAGTTCATTGGTAAACAATACTTTGACCACGACTTTAAAAACGTGGAGTACGAGAATGAAGTGTTTGATAAGGCGCTGAACATGAAGAGCCTGCACACGGTACGCAAAGAGGTAACATGGCAAGAACGCCCGTCCATCCTGCCTAAGTCAGTGTGGGAAAAGTACGCTGGTAAAGATTTCTGGCGCAAGCCAGCACCGGAGTTTGCAGTCAAACAACTGTACAAAGTCAAATGAAAAAAATCCTGATCATGGGTCTGCCGGGTAGCGGCAAAACGACGCTTGCTACCGCACTGAAGAAGTATCTTGAGTGCAACTCGGATGTGAAGCATATGCCTGCTTACCGGGCATCTGAACACGTTCCTAAGTCCTACAAATGCAGCGTGGACTGGTTCAACGCTGACGACATCCGCAAGCGGTTCAATGATTGGGATTTCAGTAAAGAGGGCCGCATCCGTCAGAGTTTACGCATGGCCGAGTTTGCCTTCAAGTCTACCGGCGACTTTGTGATCTGCGACTTCGTAGCACCCTTGGTGGAGATGCGGAACAACTTCAAGGCTGACTGGATGATCTGGGTAGACACCATTGATCAGGGCAGGTTTGACGATACCAACAAAGCGTTTATTCCACCGAAGGAATATGACTTCCGAGTCACTGAGCAGAACGCCGAGAAGTGGGCCGAGTTTATTGGTCAGCACATCCTAGACAGCCGCCGTCGCCCGGTGTTTGACTGGAAGAAGGAAACCGTGCAGATGCTAGGCCGCTGGCAACCGTGGCATCCGGGGCATCGTGCCCTGTTTGATCGGGCCATTGCCAAGACGGGCCAAGTGGTCATCCAGATCAGGGACTGCCAAGGCTGGAATGGCTCCAACCCCTTTGCCGCAGAGCAGGTGAAAGACCTGATCAAGCGTGACCTAGACCCCCTGTACCAAGGGCAGTACGAGATACAGCTTGTGCCAAATGTGGTGAACATCACTTACGGCAGGGATGTGGGCTACAAGATTGAGCAGGAAGTGTTTGACGCTGCCACTCACGCTATCTCCGCAACTGAAATCAGAAAGAAGATGGGCGTATGAGCGATATTGATATCCGGTTTACCTCTCACGAGGCAGTGTGTGCCGAACGGTATGCACAGATCAATGCTCGGCTCAAGCGGCTTGAGGGCGTGATTATGAAGACCACTGGTGTCTTGATCGTCAGTATGTCCGCTATCGTTTACGCCTCTCTGACATTTGGGCGCTAATGTGGACTTATTTGAAGTCCTGTCCAAAGCATGGCCGATCCTGCTGGCGCTGATCACTTTGATTATCGTCTTGGCAAAGTTAGACCTGCGCGTGGCGGTACTAGAAGAGAAGGTCAAGGCTCTATTTGAAATGTGGAATAGGCGGGACAAATGAAAGCCAAACTCACTTTTGCAGTAACTTTGATGGTCAGCTTCACCCTGTGCATCGTCGTTATGGGCATGGTAGCGGTGCTGATGATTGGGTTGTTTGACGAGAAGGTGGACAACTCTGAAATATTTAAACTAATTAGCCCAGCGTTTCAAACCATTGTCGGTGGGTTCATTGGCCTGTTGGCTGGCGTAAAACTGTCTCACGACGAAGAGGACGAAAAGAAATGCTAACCCTATTCTCAACCCTGATCTCCTTCCTCGCTGGTGGTCTGCCCAAGCTGCTTGGGTTCTTCCAAGACCGTGCCGACAAGAGCCACGAATTGACTATGGCAAAGCTCCAGACTGAGCGTGAACTGGAACTCCGTAAAGCAGGTTTTGAAGCCCAGCAAAGGGTGGAAGAGATTAGGGTAGAGGGCCAAGCCATTGAAGCAGAGGCATCAGAACGGGCTGCACTGTACGCCCATGATATTGCCATAGGGCAGGGTGCATCACAGTGGATGGTGAATCTCCGGGCCGGTGTACGCCCCTTGCTGACGTATGGCTTCTTCCTGCTGTTTGCGTTTGTTGAAATCGGCGGTTTTGTTTACGCTTGGAACCACGGGGTGGCCTTTGATGTTTTGTTGACCAAGCTGTGGGACTCTGACACCCAGATCATCTTTGCGTCAATCATCAGCTTTCATTTCGGGGGCAGAGCGTTTAAAGGCGGCAAGGAGTGAAGGTTTCGCAGCGGTGCAAAGAACTTATAAAGCACCATGAGGGTGTGCGGCTAAAGCCTTACCGTTGCCCAGCGCGGCTCTGGACTGTAGGAGTTGGCCATGTTTTATACCCCGATCAAGGTCGTTTTCCTTTGGATCAGAGAGATGCTTACCCGCTTAAAGCGGAAGATAACCGCGTATTTTCAGGAGCCGAAGTAGATGGAATCCTTAGTGCTGATCTCCAGCGATTTGAGGCTGGCATCGCCAAACTTTTTCCTGTACCACTGGCCCAAGGTCAGTTCGATGCTCTGTGCAGCTTTGCTTTTAATCTTGGTCTGGGAGGAGTTCAGCGGTCAACGCTCCGTCAGAAGGTTCTTCGGGGAGAGCCTGAAGCGGCTGATGAGTTCTTGAAGTTTACACGGGGTGGGGGTAAAATCCTACCGGGGCTAGTCAAGCGCAGAAACGACGAACGCGCCCTTTTCCTATCTTAGGATTGACCCATGCCATTACAGAAGATTTTGTTCAAGCCGGGGGTTAACCGGGAAAATACTCGCTACACCACAGAAGGCGGATGGTACGAGTGCGACAAAGTTCGTTTTCGTCAAGGCACTCCCGAGAAAATTGGGGGCTGGACACCGTTTGCTTCTGGTACGTTTCTAGGCGTATGCCGGTCATTGTGGAACTGGATTACGTTAGCCGCAGAAAACCTAGTGGGCGTAGGTACAAACCTAAAGTTCTATATCCTCAAAGGTAACCAGTATTTTGACATTACCCCAATCCGCAAGACGGTTACGCTAACCAACCCATTCACTGCCACTGCTGGCTCAAAGGTCATAGCGGTATCTGAGGTAGCCCATGGCTGCACCGATGGGGATTTTGTTACTTACAGTGGTGCTGCAATTACCGGACTTGGTGGCAACATCACCGCCAGCGTACTAAAAAACACGTTCCAGATTACGTTTGTTGACGACAACAACTACACCATCACGGTCTCTGCCACTGCCAATGCTACGGACGCATCAGGCTCCCCCGGTGGTGGCACGGTAGTTACACAGTACGAAACTAATACTGGCCCTTCTTATCAGGTTCCCCTTGTTGGCTGGGGTGCTGGCCCTTGGGGGGCGGGTACATGGGGTAATGGGCAAGCAACTTCTACATCCTTGCAGATTTGGAACCAGCAGAACTTTGGCGAAGATTTAATCTATGGCCCCCGTGGGCAAGGCGTTTACTATTGGAACGCTAACGTAGGCTACTCTCCTGTACAGATAACTATCACAATCGCTGCGCCGGGGGTCATCACTCTCCCTGCTGGGTTTTCGTTTCCTGATGGAACAGGTATCACATTTACGTCTACCGGCGCATTGCCCACTGGCTTAGTTGTTGGTCAGGTGTACTTTGTAGTGCAGTCCACTGGTGGGACATTTAGTGTATCTACAGCAATTGAAGGTTCGCCCATTACGACCACAGGCGGGCAATCTGGACTGCAATATATCTCCCAACGTGGCATTGACCTAGCCGATGCGGGGGATGCGGATGCTCCGCTGTACCAGAACTACATACTTGTGTCCGATGCTTTCCGGTTTGTTTTGGTGTTTGGCACAAACGACTACGGGCAAAATTACCTTGACCCCATGTTGATCCGCTGGTCAGACCAAGAAGACCCATACACATGGGCACCTGCGGCGACTAACCAAGCGGGTAGCTTGCGTTTGTCTCATGGCTCATCAATCATCACCGCCGTACAGTCGCGTCAAGAGATCGTGGTGTTTACGGATTCCTCGCTGTACTCGCTGCAATATGTCGGGCCACCTTATGTATGGACAGCACAGTTGATTGCGGATAACGTGTCTATTATTGGCCCCAATGCCGCTGTTATTGCTTCTGGCGCAGTGTACTGGATGGCAGTGGATAAATTCTATAAATACGATGGACGGGTGCAAACACTGAACTGTGACCTACGCCGTTATATATTTAATGACTTTAACGTACTGCAAGCCCAGCAAGTTTATTGCAGTACCAATGAAGGCTTTAATGAAGTCTGGTGGTTCTACAGCTCTGCAAACTCTAACTTTAGTGACCGCTACGTGGTGTACAACTACCTAGAAAACGTTTGGTACTACGGGAGTATGGGGCGTTCTGCATGGCTAGATTCTGGTCTGCTGCCACTGCCCATTGCTGCCACATACGATAGTGAACTTGTACAGCATGAAGATGGTGTAGACGCCTATGTACTTGGGAGCCTAACTGCCCTACCTGCTTATATATCCTCCTCTGAGTTTGATATTAACGATGGGCACAGTTTTGGGTTTGTATGGCGGGTGCTGCCTGACTTAACTTTTAACGGGTCGTCTGCTACGGGTGGGCAATCGGGTTCAGGGATACCTACAGCTAACGCTGTTATGACGCTTTACCCCATGCAGAACTCAGGGTCTGGTACTGGTAATGCAGCTAGTGGTACTGTTACAAAAGGTTCCAACTACGTTATTACCGAAGAGTTTACGGGGCAGATATACACCCGCGCTCGTGGACGGCAGATGATATTTAAGATGGCTTCCACAGATATAGGCACAACTTGGCAGTTGGGTGCTCCACGAATTGATGTCCGTCCTGACGGCAGACGCTGACCTATGGCAATGCTTCAAAATCGGTCTGCTCCGAATATCCCACAAGCCCCGCCGCAGTACGATGTGGCGTACATGAATTCATTGAGCAACGTAATTAGGTTGTTCTTCAACACAATTAATACGGTTCAACAGTTAAATCTAGCCAGCTTAAACCTTGACTTACGGACGCTACCCACAGATGCGGACTTTAACAATCTGCGCTTAGGGGATGTGTACCGGGATACGCAGGATGGTGTTCAGGCAGGGAGCGAGATGCTTAGGATCAAAACCGCATCTAATGTGGTTTTCCTTACTGGCGTTAGGGCAGTCGGATCGGTTGGGGCGGTTGGTGCTCCTACTGGTGGCGTAGCAAGTTCAGGGGCAGTTGGATCAGTTATCCCAACAAGATCTGTTGCAATTAGTGGGGTTAGTGCCGCTGGAACAGTTGGCACGGTGACGCCTTAACACTAAAATATCAAGAAACGTAGGAGTCTATTATGGCTGATGGCGGAATTGGTGAAGCGATGCTGCTTAGTGCGGCAATGGGTGGCGGCTCTGCTGCTTTGACTGGCGGCGATCCTCTTAAAGGCGCACTCCTTGGTGGTCTGACCGGTGGTATTGGTTCAGGTATTGGGGGCATGATTGGTGGTGCTGCTCCCGCCGCTGCTATGACTAACATGGCCCCAACCCTAGCTAATGCGGCTGCTATGACTACTAACATGGCCCCAACCCTAGCTAATGCGGCTGCTATGACTAGCATGGCCCCCCCTGCGTTTACGGCTGGACTTCCCGGTGCTATGGGGCCATCGTCAATTGCCTCTGGTGCTTTAGGTAGTGGAACGTTTGGCATGCTTCCTGAAGCTGCTACTAATTTTGCTTCCGCTGCCCCCGGTATTCCTAGTCTTCTTCCCAACGCCGTTGCTCCTGCCACTGCGCCCATTACCGGTGCTGCTCCCGCTATCCCCGGTGCAGGTTCACCGCCTTCGTTTATGGAAGGTATGAGCAAAATAGCCCAAGATCCCACGAAGTACATAATGGACAACAAGTACAAACTGGGTGCTTCAGCCTTGGCTGGTGCTATTGGGGGAAGAGAAAAACCCGGAGGACCAGAAGAATACAACGGCCCGTTGAAACGGTTTAGGTTTAACCCTGAAACTTATCGTGCTGCGTTTGCTGGAGGCGGTATTGCTAATCTGGCTTCAGGCGGTTATGACCATGTGGTTGGTGATGAATCAATGAACCCAGCGTTTATGGCTCGTGGCGGCATCTCTGATCTGGGTGGTTACTCTGATGGTGGCCGTATGCTACGTGGCCCCGGCGATGGCATGTCTGATAGCATTCCCGCAAGTATTGCAGGTAGGCGTCCTGCCCGTTTGGCTAATGAAGAGTTTGTGGTTCCTGCTGATGTGGTCTCTCACCTTGGTAACGGCTCTTCTGATGCCGGTGCCAAACAACTTTATGCCATGATGGACAAAGTGCGTCAAGCACGTACTGGCCGTAAGTCTCAAGGCCGTGAGATTAACCCCCAAAAATACATGCCCGCATAAGGAGCAATCATGATTATTCCAAGCAAACATAGCGGCTATCAAGCTGGCATCCGTCTTTATCCCGGTGGTGGCGGTGATGCCGGAGGCGGGGGTGGGGGTGTAGGCGTCAGTCCTGATTTTGCTGACTCAACAGGCGGTGGGCTGGCCGGGTCTAATCAAAATGCGGGTACTAATAATTTTGGTGAAAGCGGTTTACTTGGTAATGGGCGCAGTGGTCTTTTTGGCCCAGTAAACACTGGTGGGTTAAGCGGGTATGTTGATCCCTCTGGAGCAAGGCCGGGCGGTTTTGATGGTGGGGGTTATGGTTCCGATAATACTCCGGTAATCAAACCTATTAGCCCAACTCCCGTTAACCCAACCCCCGTTAACCCAACCCCTGTTACTCCACCACCTGATAATTCAAATATTTATAAAAGCCAATACCAGAATTACGCACGGCCTTCTACGCAGTTTAGTACTAGTTTATACGGCACACAGCCTATGAACTCACCGGCTTTTAACTCCGGTATGTCGCGTGGAAATATTAACCAAACTATTGAAAACTTTTATCAAACTAATCCAAAGGGTTTTAACGCAGATGCTAGTAGTGTGCTAGATTTCATGCGAAGCAATGGTTTAAATAGAGAAGATTTTCAAGCTCGTGGTGGTTTAGATAACTACGGCCCGCAAATGTCTATGCCTCAAGCGCAGACACAACAACCGTTTAATCCTTATACCAACAGTTCACAGCCATACGATCGGTTTTATGGTGGGCAACAGCAATCTTATTCGCCGCCATTGTCTATGGACATGCCTAACCCGGATAGCTATAGTGGAAACAACTATGTTGACTCGTATAGCGGGAGGTCTACGGGTTTAGGTGGTCGGGGTAGCTATCAAGCACCACAACAGCAGCAATACAACCCGTTTAGTTATCAACCGCAACAACAGCAGCAATACAACCCGTTTAGCTATCAACCGCAACAGCAGCAACAGTTCAACCAGTTTAGGCCGGGGCAGTCTATAGAGTATCCGCAACAGCAGCAGTTCAACCCATATCGGCAGTATGAAATGTCGCTTGGAGCATACAACCCGTACCAACAACAGCAGCCGCAACAGCAGCAGTACAACCCGTTTAGCTATCAACCGCCACCACCGCAATATGGTCAACCGCAATATGGTCAACCATACCAAAGTCAACAAGACTTGCCTCAATATAGCCAACCCGAGATCCCAACTTCTTCTGGGCCTTCGCAAGCTATTTATGGGCGCTCGTCCGCGATGCGTGGTACGCCTAATGTGATGCGCCGTGCAGAGGGTGGAATTGCGGGGATACTCAAGAAATGACCCTTACTATTCGCCCTGTTGAAGCTAACTATGTCCAACAAATTTGGCATATGGTGCAGCCGTTTATTGAGGAAGCACTTGATAAAGGCGGGGATTTTCCTGAATGGGCTGCGGGGTATAACGCTTCGCATGTTCAAGCATTTTTAACTTCGGGGCAGTGGCTTTTGTTAGTGGCAGTAGATGAAGAGAACCAAATACACGGGGCTTCAACTGTGTCATTTATCAATTACCCCCTGCATCGGGTGGCGTTTGTAACAACAATTGGTGGAAAACTTATTTCCAGCCAAGATACTTTTGAGCAGTTAAAGACCTTGTTGAAACAACGTGGTGCTACAAAAATCCAAGGGTACGGCAGAGATGCCATAGTACGCTTGTGGAAACGCTATAACTTTGAACCCAGAAATACCCTTGTTGAGGTACTAATATGAACTATTCCCGCAGGCAACTTGAAGCAATGGGAGAACCTCTTGGCGAGAGCGTAACCCGTTTAAAACCCGGTGGGCGTATCTATGGTGGTGGGGGCGGTAATCAACCGACTACTACTACGGTTAACCAATCCAACATACCTGAGTGGCTTCGTCCTCAAGTAGAGCAAGTACTTGGTGGTGCAACTAAAGAGTTGTTTAAAACAGAACAAAATGGTACTGATGCTTCAGGGAAACCTATTTATGACATCACTGGCACTAAACCTTTTGTACCTTACAGCACCGACCCGCAAAACTATGTAGCCGGTTTTAGCCCCCTGCAACAGCAGGTGCAGTACAACGCTGCAAACTTACAAGTGCCGGGTCAGTTCAACCAAGCTACGGGTTACGCCAATGCCGCCGGTCAAGGCGGGTTAAATAGCGCCGCTCAAGCCGCAGGTTATGGCAATGCAGGATTCCAGTCTGGCCAAATGGGCCAAATGATGGGGCAACAAGCTGCTGGACAAGCTGCGTACAACGCCAATAGGGCGCAAAACCAAGCCTATGGTTATGGCAACATGGGTGTCCAAGCGGGGTTGCAAGGGCAGCAGTCTGGGTTTTTAGGGCAGCAAGCAGGTATGCAAGGGGGGCAATACTACGGTAGTGCAGGTGCGGGTTATGGGCAACAAGCTGCTAATTTAGCCCCCAATGCGGGATATTACGGTAGCCAAGGCGCAGAGTACGGCGCATCCGCTGCCGATTTAGCTCCCCAAGCGCAACAGTACGGTAGCCAAGCTGCCAATATTGGCAATATGGCGCTGCAAGCCCAAGCTACTGGGCAAGATATTACTGGGCAATCTCGGGGTTATGCGGCCCAACAAGCTGCTGCTGGGCAAGATTACGCCCGTCAAATGACAAACCCTAATACGGTTCAGCAGTATATGAACCCCTATCAGTCTGCTGTGACTGATGTTCAAGTAGCAGCCGCTCAACGTCAAGCTGATATTGCTGCTCAAGGGCGTAAATCACAAGCCGCTCGTGCAGGTGCGTTTGGTGGTGCTCGTCAGGCTATTGAGAACGCTGAAGCTAACCGTGCATTGGCTACACAGCAAGACACTATTCGTGCTCAGGGCCAACAAGCCGCTTACGACAAAGCTATTCAGGCTATGCAGTATGGCTCCAATCTTGGTCTTCAAGGTTTGGGCGGGGCGCAATCTGGTCTGGGTACTGCCTTGCAAGGCGGTCAGCTTGGTTTGTCAGGTATTGGTCAGGCTATGGCGGGACAACAGGCTGGGATGGCTGGTTTAGGTCAAGCTGGGTCTTTGTATGGCCTTGGCATGCAGGGTGCACAGTCTGGCTTGTCTGGACTTAATGCTGCTAACCAAGCGTATCAAACTGGCATCCAAGGTGCTGGCATGGGCTTGCAGGGTGTCAACGCTCAACTGGCTGGTACGGCCCAAGGTATGCAGGGTGCACAATCGGCTATGCAGGGTGCTGGTGTGGGTCTTTCCGGAGTTGGTCAGGCTATCAACGCTGGTCAGTATGCCCTCCAAGGTGCGGATCGTGGTCTAGCAGGTACTGCGCAAGGTATGCAGGGTGCACAGACCGGCCTACAAGGTGTCTCAGGGCAGCAAGCTGGTTATGGTTTAGCTAATCAAGCAGCAGGGCAGTTGGGTCAATTAGGCACTCAACAACTTGCTGCACAACAAGGCATCCTTGGCCTACAGAACCAGATTGGTGGTCAGCAGCAGTCACAGGAACAGCAGTACATCAACCAAGCGATTCAGAACTACGCGCAAGGAAGAGAAATGCCGATGAATACGCTTAACCAATTCAACGCTCTGTTGCGCGGTTATGCTCTTCCCGGTACGACTACAACTCAGTATCAAGCACAACCTAGCGTAATTTCGCAACTTGCTGGCGCTGGTACTGCTGCTTACGGCTTAAATAGCCTGACAAAGAAAAAAGGTGGTGTAATTAAAGCCTCCGATGGTTTAGATACACTTGGTCTACGTAACGCTTTAAGCAAGAAAAGGGTAGCAGCATGACAGGCATCGCCCAAAAAATTATCGCTAATCCTGAGGCTTATTCGATCCAAATGCTTACCCAAGGGGTAAAGGATGGGGTCATCCCAGCTTATATCGGCATCCCATTAATTCAACAAAAAACGCAAGCCAAATCGCAAGCAGAAGCCATGGGTGGGGCGCAGAAAACCCCTCCTATTGCCGAAGAAGTATTAGCACGCGCCGAACAAATGGGCGGTGTTGACGGCCTACGTAGCAACTTACCTACTCAAGGCTATGCTTCGGGCGGCATTGTTGCGTTTGAAGGCGGCGGTCAAGTTGAACGGTATCAAAACAAAGGGTTTGTAGATTCCGCAACTATGACGCAAGAAGAACGTGAAGCTCAGGCACGGCGTGATCGTGCGGCACTGTTAACGCTCCCAGCAGCGGCGGGGGATATTCTTGCTGGCCCATATAACTATCTTGCACAAATAGGAGAAACTGCTGCCAACGCTATAGGCGTGCCGCGTTTTGGTCGGGCTTTGGGCATTTATGATGCCGATGTAAATTCTGTAGGAATTCCTCGTATTGGAACTGGTGGGAATACGCCGTTTTCAGATATGGCAAATAGATACGCTATGGGGAATTCTGCTGCATCTACAACTGCCCCCGCCGCAAACCAATATAACCCGGCAACAGCTACCCGGCGTTCAGCATATCAAGCACAAAATTCACCCGTTGGCCCGGGTATAGATAAACTTCTTACGAGGGCAGCGCCCCCTGCTGGGTCGGTAACTAATACACCGAGTACCGATGCATCAGCATACGCGCTTACACCTCCCCCAGCGGCAAGTAATTTAAGAGGCGAAGCGGCAAACGAAATTGACGAATACGGTGTTCGCGCTGCTGCTCGTGATAAAGAAACGTTAGATAAATTAAATGAAGGCAAGCCTGTAGGTAAACCCCTAGAAGACTATAAAAAGGCTTTGCAAGATGAAGCCATACAAGCTGGTGCGGATCGTGCGGACGCTAAAAATATGGCCATCTTTAAAGCTGGTTTGGTAATGATGGCTGGTACTTCTAAGAATGCTTTTGAGAATATTGGTAAAGGCGCAATGGTTGGCGCGGAAGACTGGCAAGCCGCTAACAAAGACCTTAAACAAGCACAAAGAGCACGCCAAAAAGAATTGGCTTCTATTGAACTTGCCGAACGTGCTGAATCTAGAGACGACTGGAAGTCTGCTCAAAAATACCGTGCTGATGCCGCTGAAAAAGCGGATACAAGAGACCGTTTTGGTATTAGCGCCGTTATGAACGGTGGTATTAAAGATGCGGATCTTGCTGCTCATGTATGGGGCAACCTACGTTCCTCTGAAGCTACAGTAGCAGCGGCTAACATTACCGGAGTCGCTCATGTACAAGCGGCGGAAATTGGTGCTAGTGCTCGTGTCCAAGCTGCTGAACTTAGAGCCGCCCTTGCTGGTGCCGGAGAAAAAGGTGTTTTGACTCAAGATCAAGTTCTTAAATGGCGTGAAAAGTATGCAGATCACCCGGAAGTGGCTGATTTTAAAAAGCAGCTTATAACCAAATATGGTGCGAATGTAACAAAAGACCCAAAATTCCAAGCGGCGGTTACCCAAAAGATTGACGAATTATTGGCACGTGATGCGCCCAGCCCGCGCACTACAGGGAACGTACCGGGGTATAAATTTTTAGGTAAGGAATAAATAATGCCTATCTATCGTGTCCAAGCACCCGATGGGACAATTTATAGGATAGAAGGCCCAGAAAACGCCAGTCCAAGTAAACTTGAATCCATAGCGGCAGCGCAACATCCCCAACAAAATCAAGAACCGGATACGTCAGGGTTTAAGCCTGACTATACCTATGGAGAAATAGCAAGTAAGAGTTTTAATCGTGGCCTTAAACAGCTTGGTTCTACTTTTGGGGACATTATCCCCGCAATGGGGGCGTCTGCTCTTGGTTTTAATGATTACGCCAAACGGCAAATGGACGAGGCTAAGCAGACACAAGAAGAAATTGCTAGATCTTACGCGCCTCAATACGGCAGTTTGAGTGATGTCAAAGGCATAGGAGATATCCCCGGCTTTGTGCTTGAGAACGTTGTTGAGCAAGTTCCCAATATCGCTACTTCACTTATCCCCGGAGTAGGTTTTGGTTCATTAGCGGGTCGTGGCGCTGCAACTGCCGCAGCAAAAGCATTAACCGTTCAAGCCGCAGAACGTGGCCTCGTGGGAGAAGCCGCCACTGCGTTTGTTAATCAGGGGCTTAAAGAAGCCGCACCACAACTTGCCGCAAAAGCAGGGATTGGGCAAAACGCTGGTGTCTTTCTTGGTTCTTATGCCCAAAATGCTCCTGAAGTATTTCAAAACGTCTATGAGAAAACTGGGGAACTAGCCCCCGGGGCGTCCATGTTGTTTGGCACTGTATCTGCTGCGTTGGATTCAATACTCCCCGCAAAGTTAATGAAGAGCCTTACCGGCCCTATGAAGGTTGGCATCGTTGAGAAAGTTCTTGAGAAGTCAGGCATGGACAAGGGGTTGCTACGCTCCGTGACCGCAGGCATGCTAGAAGGCACTGGTGTCGAGGGTATTACTGAAGGCATGCAAGAAGCCATCAGTATTGCCGCTGAAAATTTTGTAGGCAAAAACCCACAGGTGTTTGGTAGCAAAGAGTGGGATCGCATTGTAGAGTCCGCTGTTAGAGGCGCAGTGGCTGGTGCTGCTTTTGGTGGTGTGGGGGGCGTGTCTGAAACCGCCCGTGCTGGTCGTGAGCGCCAAGAACAATACCAAGAGGCGTTAGGTAGACGCCAAGAACGCCAACTTTCTGCTGAAGTAGGGCGTATGGGCCAGCAGATTGAAGGTTTTCAAGAGGGCCAAGCACAGCAAGAACTCCCGGGATTTGAGACTGGCCCCGCTTCAAGCCTAATAAATCCCCCCGTAACAGAGAGTGACCAAGTAAAAGCTCTTAATGAAAAGTACGGGGCGATGAAGCCGCCAAAAGAACTCAAAGGTGCGCAACAAGAGTTGTTTACAGATCAAGGTACGCTTGTTCCGGCGGTGGACAAGGCTGCGACTAAAGACGAAAAAGCTGGGATCAATAAGCAACGGTTGGCTGAGCAGCGTGAAGCTACTGAAATTAAGGAAGCGCAGAAGAAACTAAAGACTGCCCTATCCGAACTGACCAATACACCCACCGATTTAGTATCGTTGGCAAAACAGCCATCACCGTTATCTAAGACCCTTGGGCAGGTGCAGGCTGAAACTGCGGCGTTGGCTGCTAAACGTGGGCCACAAGCTGCCCCTACGCAACCCATAACAACCCCCCCGGCGGTGGTACAACCAGAAACTACTCCGGTGAACGTAGCGCCCGGTGTATCGACGGAGCCGGTAGTTGTACAAAAATCTGTACCAGCTACCCCACAAGAACTTCCTACAATTATTAATGACGATGCTTTAAAAAGTCTAGGTATCGGGCATACTGCGCTCATTCGTAAAAACAAGTTGTTGGACGGTAAGGACATTGCCAACCCAACCGATGCTATTGAAGTTAAACGGATACTTGAAGCGTATTCCGAGAACCGTAGCCAACCTATTAAAGAAAAAATTGACGCTTTTTTAGCGCGTCCTGAATTTCAAGGAGCCGAAAATGTTGCAAGAGATGTCGAACAGCCAAGTGGAGCAGGCGCTGCAATTCCTAGCCAGCCCATTAACTTGCCCAGCACCGGAAACGTTGAACCAACTGAACCCAATCGAGTGGTACCTGCTGGAGCAGTTACTGAGCAGCCTGTTGCAGGAGAAAGCCAGCAGCCCAGTACATTAGAGACAGCCCCGATAACCAAACCCGTTACCCCCACAGAAACTCAAGAAGGAACCCCAAGTGGCGATCAAACCATTGAAACCCAGCAAACAGAAACGCAAGGACAAGAAGAACCAGCAGCCAAGCCAATAGGTAAAAAGGCTGCGGCGGATAAGATTAAAGCTGAGCAGGGTGCAACTGAAGCGGAGCAAGAACGCACTAAGTTTGTTGAGGATAACAACAAGAAAACCGACAGCATGATGCGGGGCGTTGTGCTGGATGTAGCTAAGAAGCTAGGGTTTGACCCCAAAGAAATTCCTGCTGAATCCCAAGTTGGGACTGAAGAACACAATATGCTGCGCCTGCCCGCGCTGCTCAATCGGTACCTAGACCTGCAAGGCATCATTGCTAAATCAGAAGAACCGGCGCAAATTCCTAAGAATCAACGGGAACTTGAGGGCATAGCAAAAGCTATTGCCGCGTCTGGTGGAGACGCACCGCAACTGCTGGCTTATTTGCGAAGCCTGCCTAAAGAACAACGCGATACAGTTATTTCCAACGTAACCCGTAAAGCTGTTCAAGATTTTGAAGGTCGCGCTAAAAACATAGTAGAAAACTATATGCGGGAAGCCCCGCAAAAGAAAACTACTGAATATACCGACGCCGATGCAGAACGGGATGCTGAGGCAATAAACGCCGCTATTTTTGAGCGCACAGGCAAAAAACTTTTTTCACCTGTTTATGTAGGCCCGCAGCTTGATGAAGCTGGACGTAACCTTGCGGGTAAGAGCGATCTTAATGGTCTTCTTGGGCATTTGGTCAACACCATCAAGACACCAGAGCTTCAGCGCGTACTGCGTAAAATTCAATCGCTTGGGTTGAAAACTAAAATTGTTATTGGGAATCCGGAAGGGCCGATGGCTTTAGGTAAAGATGTAGCCTACCATGAAGGCGATCTTGGGTATGGAAGAGATACTACTCTTGGAAGAATAATGGGTGGTAGAAGCACTGGGCATTTTGGCACTGGTGTGTATTTTACTGGGGCACCGGTTAAGCCATCTACATTTTCAACGCGAAATGGCCGTCCCCTACATAAAGTAGACCTTTCTAAATTTAATTTGGCAAAACCGGTAATTGCAAGTAACGCTGAAAGCCTTCATACTGGACTTAGACGAATTAATAGTTTGGTAGAAAATGACCCTAATAGCGCTCGATACCAAGAAAATTTAGAAGAAGCAGTACATAAACTTGAATTTTCAGGGGTATCAAAAGTTTCCTCACAATACCTTCGCAATGTTATTGAACGTGCGGTAAGTGAAGCTAAGGCAGATGTACAAAAATATGATGCCGCTTTTGAAAGCTATTATTTAGATTCAGCTTCTACCAGAGTAATGAAAGCTCTGGGGTATGAGGGAGTTGATACCCGTGGAATTAAAGATTTTGACAATACTACATACGGCACAGTCGTTTATGCAGACTCATTGGAAGGAATGCAAATAAACCTTCCACTTGCATTTGGCAAGGCTGGTTCCTACGACCCGGTTACCAACACGATTACGCTTGATCCAACTAACGGGCTAAACGCGCATACAGTTATCCATGAAGTTACGCACGCTGCTATTTCGCATGTGTTGGATAACCCCAACCACCCGCTGACTAAAGAATTCATCAAGTTCTTCGATCAGATTAAAAACCAGTTTGGTACTACCTACGGGGCAAAGAACCTACAAGAGTTTGCTGCTGAGTTGACCGGCAACCCTGAGTTCCAAGCCCTGCTTAAGACGCTTAAAGCACCACGCAGCGAAAACATGTTTGTGCGCATCATGCGTTCAATTGCTGACTTTTTTGGTTTTCCCACCTCTGCCTATGACGCAGGATTAAAGTTTGTCAATAACGCTATTGATATCTCTAAAGATGTAGAGCCAAACAACGCTGAAGTTTTGTTCTTGGGTATGGGGTCTGCCGTTAACTCCGCAATTAATGCTGTGGGGAATATTGGAAAGTCTATGCCAAATTTGGTGGGGCAAACACTAGAAGATGCTAAGAACACGTTCTCCAACATCAGCAACAAGAACAGCCCAATGTACATGGGGCCAAGCGTTACTAGGACTCTGTTTGGTTTGCTGCGCTTAGATAACTTAAATACCCTGTACGGCAAACAACTGCCTTCTATACAGAAGCTGTTGAACGCGCTTGAGATGCGTAATGGCAACCAAGAGCAACGTATTGGTAAAGCCAACCAAGAATACAAAACGATGTTGGCTGCGCAAAAAGCACACCCACAAGCCATGGAGCGCCTTAACCAGCTTGCCTATGACGCAAGCATAGAAGAGATTGATTTGGCTGACCCCAAATTTAAAGCTACACCGGCACAGGCTGCTAAGGCTGCACAGATGCGGGCTGCGTTTAACTCGTTGCCTGCTAAAGTGCGGGATGTATATACAACGGTACGCAACTTTTACGATGGGTCGTTAAAAGAGTACGAAGCCTTTCTTCTGCGTAATGTGACACCTAGCCTAGCAGCTAAACTGAAGTTGCAGTTTGAGACACGCAAGAGACTTACAGGCTATATCCCGTTCCTACGCCGTGGTGATTTTTGGGTAGAGTACACTGACCCTACGAGTGGGGAACGTGCTGCTTCTGCATTTCAGTCTATTCGTGAGCGTGACCAGTTTGTCCAAACTGAGCTTAAGAACCAGCCGCACAAGCTATACCAAAACTTGCAGTCAATTAGATTTGGTGGTGCGGGCATACCTCCCGGCTCCTTCTTGGGAACTATCATGGCTGATCTGCAAAAGAAAGGCGCAAGCCAGCAGCAGCTTGATAGCGTGTACCAGTCTTACCTTGCCTTGTTCCCTGCCCAGTCTATTGCCAAACAGTTTATGAAACGCGACAACGTGCGGGGTATGGAGCGTGACATCATTCGTGCTTATGGTGATGTGTCAATCAAGTGGGCAAGGAAACTGGCTAACTCTGAGTACTCTTCTAAAATTGATGAAGCGTTAGGCGAGATCGGTGCGCAAGCAGAAAACGCTAAGCAGTCTGATATATACGCAGCGGCGGATAACATTCGCAGCCAGTCTAACTTTTTTCACAACCCTACCTATGGCGCTCTTACGCACGGGGCTACGACATTAAGTTACTTTGAGTACATTGCAGGAAACGTGTCCTCTGCGCTAATTAACGTAACCTCGCTGCCTATGTTAGTCTGGCCCATGCTTGGGGGTAGGTATGGTATTGGTAACGCTAGTACCGCAATGCTCAACGCTGGCAAAGTCGCGGTCAACCAGTGGCAGAACAACCCACGGTACAAGGCGCTGTATCAATCCATGATGGATCACGCCCAGCTTGAACACACAACAGCCCGGGAAGTGCTGGAAGGGCGTAGAGAAACTACTGCGGATTTCACTGGGGTCAAGGCAAAAATACTCAACGGGTTAGCTTTACCATTCTCGGCAACTGAGAAATACAACCGCGCTACTACAGCTATAGCTGCCTATGATTTGGCAAGGCAAAGTGGCAAGAGTGAGCAAGACGCTATCCGCGAAGCCATTACCGCAGTAAAAGATGTCCATACCTCAGGTATCGCAGCTACCGCGCCTAAGTGGATGCAGCACCCGTTAGGTCGCGTAGCTTTCACGTTTAAATCTTTTGTATGGAACAGCGCGTTTGTTATGGCCCGTGCGTTTCATCAAGCCTTCAAAGGCGAGAGTAAATCAGTACGAGACGCCGCACGTAAACAACTTCTTGCAACCTATGGTATGGCAATGGCGTTTGGTGGCGCAAAGGGCTTGCCGTTCTACGGCGCTATGTCTACATTGGCTACCATGATTCATGCGCTATTTGGCAATGATGATGAGCCGTATGACTTCAACGAGCAGATGCGGGATATTTTTGGCGAGTTCTTGTACAAAGGCCCGTTGAACTACGCAACCAACATGGAGTTCTCCAACCGTATAGGTGTTGCAACGGATTTGATTTATCGGGATGACCCACGTAGCATTGCCGATCATGGCTTTGCTTTGACTGCTATTCAACAAGCTCTTGGCCCCGCTGCTTCATACGCAGTCAATGCGGATAAGGCAATCAAGATGATGAACGAGGGGCACGTAGAACGCGCCATTGAATCACTGGCCCCTAGCTTCGTGCGTAATGGTATGAAGGGTTTCCGTTATATGACCGAGGGCGCTAAGACTCTTAAGGGTGATCCAATTGAAGAAGATATCAGTGCGTACAACTCAGTGATGCAAGCCTTTGGGTTTTCCCCAGCAAACCTGTCTAGTACCTACGAGAAAACTTCTGCTGCTAAGTCATTTGAGCGGGAAGTTCTACAACGCAGAGTGCGGTTGTTAAATCTATACGACATGGCAAAAACTGCTGGCGACACGCAGATGCTTGATGAAGTAAACGATGGCATTGCCTCTTTCAATGCAGCACATCCCACCGAACGTATTACTAGTGATACTAAACAGAAGTCCATAATAGCGCGTAAAAACGCTGAAAAGAACATGATTAACGGCGTTGTGTTTAACAAGAAGTTGCGTCCTGAGATCGAAGCAAAGTTCTTTGAGGATTAATCCTCGTTGCGCCACGTGCGCACCCCATAAATTTTGTTCTCAATAACTTGTTTGGAAACAACGCTTAACCCAAGCCGTTTGGCTTCTTGCAGGATAAAGTTCTGGACGCCCTTGCGATCTAAACAAGGCACAAAGAAAGATGTGCCCGGTTGAAACTTATTCCATTCAATCAACAGCGGTAGGTTCAATATCTTCACTTAGCAGTACATTCTCGTTAAAGAAATCCAGCTTAGTAGTATCAAAGCACAGGGCGTTTACTGGTGCTTGCGTATTGGCTGAAGTCCCTGAGGTCATGCGCTTCTTCTTTTGCCCCACCAAAGCACCGCTCTTGCGGTATGGCGATAGCGAATCCTCGTAGCTAGTAAAGTTTTTGCCGCAATCTTCTCGATAACTGCGGTTCACGATATAGAGCATCTTGGTATCAGGCTCATATCGCGCAGTCAATGCGCCCCGTGGCTCCTTAACCGGCCCGCTATCCAAACCTGTACGCCCGTTCTTCTCGCCATTGATAACCAGTATCTCATTAAAGTGCCGCTGCAAAAAGCCACCCAAGAAATCATCCCCGTCAAACATGTACTCACGGTTGCGGGCGCGTGTCTCCTTAATCAATTCGATGGCGTAGTCAAACACAGGCTTGACCGGAATATCGTGTAACCCAAGAATTTTGGCAATAGACCCACCAGTTAGCGCAAGGGATGCCATCAGTGCCCAGTACCGCTCAGCGTTTTTAATCTCGCCAATGCGCTCTACTCGCGCTTGCATCTCGGATAGTTTCTCCTTGACCATTGGCAGTTGCTCGACCAACGCCTTGCAGAACGGCTCAATGGCGTGCCCATAGTTGTTCATCAGCTTTCCAAAGTGTTCGCGTGCCCATGTGGCGTCGTCAAACGGATCGGGCTTGATGTTGATTTCCAAAATACGTTTCAGTTCGCCATCAGGAAAACCCTTTATAGATAGCAGCGCATCAGTTATGTAGCGGTTAGATGAAGTGATAAGGCCGGTCTGAAACTTGGTGTCGTTCCTACGCTCGGCGTTATCGTGCTGCTTCATACGGTTCTTGCCACGACCTGAAGTTACGTCGTACACTTGGTTGGACATTTGGTCGGGAACCATATTGGTAATCTCGTCCATCGTCACGGCAAAACTTTGCATCACACCAAGGCGGCTCATGCGGGAGTTGTACGTATCCTTGGGGGATAGTAGTAGCTCTTTGGGCCTTCCGTAGATACTGTTGATAGCTTGCAAGATCGTGGTCTTGCCTGACCCTGACTCGCGGCTTACCAAGTTGAGTAGGAACCCATCTAGGTTGGTAAACTTCATCAGCAGTGTGCCAAACCCCATGAAGAAAGCAAATGCCCTGCACTCCATACCCGGTCTAGCGTATGTATTAATCGTGTCTTTCCATACTTGGAAGTCGCCCTTGACTTGGAACAACGGTATTAGTGGCAGGGTTGGTGCCGATGGTGGGCTATATACCGTCTCGGTAGCGCGTACTTCTCTATCGCCAACGATGATGCCCGACTCGTCCTCAATCCAACCAAACTGCCTATGCGCTTTTTCCGCTTTGGAATTCATTTGTAATGCCTCTACCCATTTAGTTATATAGAACATCAAGGAATCTTGCTTCTTGCCCAGCGCGGTTACGCCAAACGATGCAACAGTCCCAATAAACTTCTCTTTGGACAACACGTTAGGCAACGTCATAATCCATTCACGAACCCCGTCTTGAGGTAGGTGCAGTCGTAGCAGCAGGGTCTCGCCTAAGTCAGGGTCTTGCATACGCTTGACCACATAGAAGTCATACGGGTAAACAATTTCGTCTATGTCGTTATCGTCTTTGTCCTTGGCTCTAATGTAGATACCACCACCCTTGCCACGGAAAAACGGGAACGGGTAAGTAGGTATGGTGAATTGTTTGAGTTCTTTTGTCTCAGGCTCCAAGTCCATGACTACGTTTTCTTCTGCCGTAGCCTCAGCAATCTCCCTACCAATTTGTATTGGGGAAGTTATCTTGTGTGTGCAGCCTTCGCAACCGATGGGGTTTAGCTTCTTAAATGTCTCGCAGGTGTATGGGCCTTTGGTCTCGTTGGCCTTACGTTCTGTCTCGTGTGCAGAGTAGTCGGGGTGCTGCTTAGACAAGACATGGATGGCCTTGTTGTTGTCAACACAATGGTGCGCAATGCTTAGTCCTGCCCTCCATAGCGGCTCGGCAATAGTCGCTTGGTTCTCATAGATGTTAAGTATCTGTTTACATCCCGTGCCTTCTACTGACTTAATCAGGATTGTCTTAAAGCGTGACTGGCTGCTACCCATAAGCGCCATCGTGACTGCATCCATCGGGCGGCGGTACTCAGATTTCTCCAATGCCTTTAGGATGTCATCGCTAGGGGCAAACAGTTGCTGCACTGTGCTCAATGGCAGCGTGGGGGCCGTGTGCAGTATCTCGACCAAGATCGGATTAGTTGGGTCTTTAACGTGGTATGTCTCAGGTACGCGCAGCACACGTGCAGCCTCGCCAGTTACGGCTGGGTCAACGTCAAACCTGTGCTCTACACATAGCTCCTTGAGGCGGTCAGCGTAAGACTTCCATTCCTTGCGTGGAATATCTGTGTCTAGCACCCAATAGATATGTGCCCCCAAGCCCGATTTAACAATCGTGGGGCGTGGTAGTCCGGCGGTCTTGCAAAAGCTACGCAGGGCCAATAGACCTTCGCTCAAATCTACATACGGCTTGCCCGGGCCACAATCGAGATCAATGTAAAACGACTTCAGCGATATAGCGTTATTAGTAGTACGACCAGCCTTCGGGTCGCCAAACTTAGCCATAGCAAAGAACGCATTAAATTCTTCCCCAACCAACGCATCTGCTCGTGCGCTTATCTCCTCTATGCTGCCAACAAACTTTTGCCGAACAACGTCCTTATCAGTCACCGTCTTAATGCCAAAAGCGCAGTAATGCTCACCTTCGTGCAGCGGCGGGAGTACCAGAGTCAGAAACTCATTCCTCGTGGTCATATCCGTCCTTATGCGTCATCAAAAAAGAAAGGGCAGAGGCGTGACGGTAATCGCCCTCTTCGGTAGCTAACCTAGCCCCCCTTAAACCATCAGCTTAGCTTAGCAATTAACTTGTGTACCTTATCTGCGTACTTACCCGAAACGACTGTCTTGCCCCGGAACCAAGAATAAATCGTAATACGGCTCACGTTAAAAAACTCCGCTACGTCTTTAACGGGTATATTCTTGTTTACGCAAATTACCCCAAGCTGCACGCCCAGCAAGGCTTTGTTGCCTTCCTTAATCTCACGGGCTGTGAGTATTGAGTAACCCTTGGTCATGATTAGTCATCCCACTCTTCAAGGATTTTCAACAAGTCCTTTTTAGGTTCTTGCTCTTCGTCCTTCTTGGCAGCGCGTTTGACAGGCTCAGGAATCGTTTCAACAATCGTTTCAGCAATCGTTTCAACCTTTGGCTTAGCCACAGGTGCGCTAACTTGCTTTACTTCGGCTTGCGGCTTAGCGCCATCTGCTTCAGCCACGGTCATAGTAATTGCCTTGATCGCAGCGTCAGACTTGCCTTGCGAGATAACAACTTTATGGTCAGATGGTTCAAGCACTCGGATTGGTTTGAACGTCAACTTAGGTGTGGCGCTGCTCGTATCAAAACGCATCTCGGTAATCACGGCGGTAACTGGAACGCCTTTTGAACCAATGATCTTTGCGTATGTTTGCAGGGGCCACTTGCCCGGCTCACCAGAACCAAAGATAGAACCAGCAGGTAGCGTGAGTTGGAACACATCACCTTGCAGATCGTTTGCCAACACAACAGCCAAACGTTGACTGAAGCGGCAAGCGCGGCTAGTGCCTTGTCCCGAACTAGGTTGGTTCTTATCACAGTCCACGCAGCGTTTGGATTGCGGCATGCTTGCCTTAGCGTCAGGCATCTCTCCATCGGCAGACCAGCAGTCAGGTGCTACAGGCTCACTACCTTCGCTAAATTGTTTTAGGTAAAAGGTACGAGACACTTTGGGCGCAGCGGCGACGATGACTATATCCATAGAACGCTCTTCGCGTTGGGCAATCTCTTTGCCATTGACCATCATGCGCCATACACCACCTTTGATGGAGATGCGCTTCATGCCTCCACTACCGCCGCCACCCATTAGGGCTTTGGTTGTGTCGTCTAGATCAAGTTCTTTAAGGTATGCGGGTAGGCCCACGTCCAGCATTGCAAGTTCAGTACTCATAGTTTCTCCTAGCGTTTAACAATTACGATGGTTTGGTTTGTATCCGCATTTAGCCCCGGCGGAAATAGATCGGGGTTCTCCTCAAGGAATTGCGACATGTTCGCGCTATTGATGCGTTGAAACATCAGCGAGAAAGCATCGTGTTCTTTGATGAATTTGAAGAAGGAATCCCAATCACTAGTCCAGTAGTTCTTGGTTGTCCTCCGAGACACCGTACCGAATTCAGTACGAATGGTAGAAGCGCCTTGTTCCTTGCAAATCTCAAGGAGATGACCGCTAACCATATCTAGTTGCGTTTTCAAATCCTCGTCTTGCTTCGCAAGTTCCTTGCGTTTATCGCGTATCTTGACGTATATCTTCGTCAGTTTCTCAGCAGTTACATCACTCATGCTCTCTCCTTCGTTTGTAAAAGGTCGGGTTTTTGTGCCCGGTTCCAAGTATAAGACCACTACTTTACTTTGTCAAGTGTCCTCCACAATATTTTTATAAAGATCAATCAGGCGGGTGTGAATGTCCACCTTCTCGGACAACATCTTGTAGACTCGCTTCTCCACAGGACTCCCTTGCAAATGCACCACGGTACAGGGGTTGCGTTGCCCTGCGCGGTGCACACGTGCGTTTGCTTGTAGGTACGTTTCAATAGATGTGATCGGCCCCCACCACACCACCACGTTTGCTGCATGCAGCGTGACTCCATGCGCTGCGGCTTGCGGCTGAATGACTAGCACTTGTGGGTCCTTATCGTTCTGAAACTTGGCAAATATTTCGGTACGGCGCGTTGCTGATACGCCCCCATGTATAACTTCACAGGGGATGCTATTGGCTTTGAGTTCTTCAAAGAGGATATCTATGACGTGTCGGAATGGAGCGAACACAATGACCTTGTGGCTTGCTTCCTCAATCACCTCAAGCAGTGCTGTCATGCGGCTCTTGGCGTCAAACGACACCACTTCCCCACTGTCCGAGTAGACCGCACCACATGAAAGCTGTAGCAGCTTGTTGAGGTTGGCTGCTGCATTAACAGTTGTTATCTCTTCGCCCGCTGCAACGGTCATCATGTTCTTGCGGATAGCCTCGTAGTACCGCATCTGCTGAGTTGTCAACGGAATCTCACGAGTCACGTAGGTCATGTCAGGTAGGTCAAGGCACTCTTCTTTGGTGAACCGAATGGCTGGCTGCAACACTTCATGCAACACGTTCTCCGACGTTGGCTTAGGTAGCCACTTGAACGCCGTAACCTTCTGCATCACCATGTCGCGGAACGCACCATAAAACTTCGGTACGCCAGATGGGTTGACCATCTTAGCTAGGCCGTATGCGTCTGTAGGTGACTGCGATGCTGGTGTGCCAGTTAGCATCCATACCCATGCGTCAAGACGTATCGCTGAGTTGAGCAGCTTCCATCGTTTTGTTGCCACGTTCTTGTATGCGTTGGCCTCGTCGATCACAATGAGATCAAAGTTCTTCACGCTATCTTTGATGATGTCCACACCGTCGTAGTTGCAGATCACAAAGTCCACGTCACTGTTCGCCGCGCTGATGCGCTTTTCCTTTGAATAGCTATGGGCTATGGCACACGTCCTGTGCATAGCAAATTTAAATAAGTCGGCCTCCCATGCCGATGACATGATTGACAGCGGGCATAGCACCAACACGCGCTTGATCGCGCCGATGTTCATCAGGTAGTCAGCCGCCCAAATGACGCTTGACGTTTTGCCTGTGCCCTGTTCATTGAAGCAGAACGCCCTGCGGTGCATGGTGAGGAACGACGATGTAACCTTCTGATGGTCAAACGGTTTGTACATCCCTGTCCACTCGTACTGCGACTCAATGGGCGAGGGCACGTTCTTGACCTGCATGTTCTTCAATACTTGGGCTTCCTCCAGCCCCCACTTCACCAGCACTTCATTTTTGCCTACAGCTTTGGACTTAGGGATGATGTTCGTAATGCGGCTTGGGTCACGTACTTTTAGCAGCAACGCTTTGTTGTCAATGATTTGCATTTTGTCGGTAGTATTTTGCGATTGAGCTTTGCACTGCACCATGTGCTGTTTTTTTAGGGATGCCTTCCATAACAGGGTAATTTTTTTTATTGACTACATCAGCCGAATGTAGTTCTTCTCTGTTCTCATGCCTCTGTCGGACAACTTTTCCCATCAGCAAGTACCTATCTTGTATTTTTAACAATGCTTCAAACTCCGCTCTTGTCATTTTTGCCCGGCTCCAAATAGGATATAGACCGAAAGTGGCATTTCCACAATCAGTCGGGGGTTGACTACTTGCGGTAGTCACTCGGCTAACTCACCACCCCAAACAACTATAAAGGAGAAAGCGAGGGGGCGTTAGCTGATGCAGTTATTACGAAGGCAACCACTGCCCCACTCATATCACTTGCACCTAACACATGAGCGGCATCAGTGCGTATCATTCTACGCACAGTGGGTTGGCTGTCAAGGTCGTTTGCGTTCTTTTTTGCTAATTTCGGATATCAAATTACCTTTGGAGTCCCTGCGGAAAGAACGGTTAGCAGACTTGGACTCGACGCGCACCCCGTCTTTGTTGCCACCACCTTTATCAAGGGCAACTACGTGGGCAACATCTTTACCGTCACCTTTCTTAACCTTGCCAGCTTTCGCCAACTTAGCACGGGCGGCGTTGCGTTGCATGCGGTTCTTAACCTGATCGGGGCTATCCTCGTAGCTGGCGGCTTGGTCGTATTTTCTGTCGGCTTTGTTTTTGTAGGGCATGATTATTCCTAACGATACGAAGTTTTACCATTATGCACGCAATCTTTTACCGGGCACCAACCTTTGCAGGTAAAGTTGGGCCGGGGGTTCCATACATCTAACTCAATGGATTTCTCCAGTCTATTGGTGTCCTCAATCCAACGTGTCCAGTACACTCCTTGTTGTTCCACGTGAAACTCTGCGGGCACAAAATCATTGGCGACCACGAACAGCAGCCCCGCCTTCACCCTTGTTACCTCGGGGAAATGCTTGAACACCGCAAGAGACAGAACCTCTAACTGCTTAGTGTCAGCGTACTTGCTTGACTTCCCTGTCTTGTAGTCCACAACCAAGGCGCGGTCACCTTTCAAGATAATCAAGTCAGCGATGCCCCGCCACCAAACATCTTTATCATAGAAGTCACATGGATTGAAATTCCTGTCTATTCCTAATTTGTACTCACAAAGATGTTTACCTTCGCGCTTGCGGAGTAGCTCAAGAGGCTCACGCATAAAGGCAAACTGCTCAGGTATGGGGGTTCCGTCCCTTATAAACTCCTCGGCAACCTTGTGCGCCTCCAACCCATAGGTCATCTGAGTAGAGGGCGACTCCTTAATATCTTTCTTAACCCGCAATCGGTAGTACTTGTAAGGGCACTGCTTAAACAAATCAAGAGAAGAGTACGACCATGTGTATTTAATCAGTGGCTTTTCGTCCATACTTCCTCTTGGTTGTTATGTCGGCAATGCCACCTTCTTGGGTGGGGTTACGCGCTTCCAACCAAAGGTCAGCGACCTTATGTGCCTTATCTACAATTTCGAGCGCAGTCATCTCGCTGTTCCTCAGCAGCCCAGCCATTACAAACATTGACGCCAAGTCGCGTAGGTTTTGTTCATGTTCGGTCATTGGTATCCTTTAACATTAATTTGCGCGTTATTGCCATCGCGTCTTTCCAGTTCTGTCGTAGCTGCTCCATAGCTTCTTGCTGCTCTTGCATACGAATGTACGCCTCGGCGCAGAAGTCCGCTAAGTTCTTATTGCTCCATGAAGCAAAGTTAGGCATGTCTTTAGGTTCCATTGTTTTCCTTCTTAGCTTTATCTATCTGCTCACGTAACCACTGTGGCCCAAGCCGCATCAGTGCAATGCGCTGGCTTTGCGTAACCTTTATGCAGTAGACCACTGCCAGTGGTTCACCCACCCGCTTTGCTTTGGCAATGCGCTTGTCTCTCATGGCGCTCCCTCCGTCCGTTTTTTATATTCAAGGTCAAACAAATTGCGAATGCCGGGAAGCAATTCTTTAAACAATTCATTGCGGTCAATCACTGCCTTCTTTACTTGTGGGATGTACTCGGGCACAACTATCTCAACTCCAAGGTACTCAGCAAAGTCAGTCAGTATTGTTGCTGCAAAGTCTCGGGGTGATGCGTACCACTCATCGTCATAGCTTCCATCTTGCGTTTCAATGTACGCCAGCATCTTGTCGCGTAGTTCTTCGTTAGTCACGGTTTCTTCCTCGGTAGTGGTGCCCCCTTGTGGATAACGGGCTGTTGGGTCGCCTAACCCGCCCATATTTGCGTACTCTGGTCGCCAGAAACTCATGTGTTCTGCTCCTCTCTTGCGTCAATACAAAACGCATAATAGTTAGCCTCACGCAAACCAAAACTAAGCGCCCGTGCAAACCTATGACCAATGTCATCTGGCTTTTCCAGATGAACAGGTATCTTGCATATCGCCCACAAGCGTAAAACTTCGTCTCCGTTTAAAGGCATCCAGCGTTGTTTTTTACTGTCACAGACTTTGCGCAGCATTACTATTTCTTTGTTGGCTTGTTTAAGTTTTGCCTCAAGGCAGTCCACGCATCTGCAAAACCAGTCATGTTCAGTCAT